TCTGAGCGGCTTGCATTCCAAGACCACCTTGAATACCGGCAGCATCAAGACCTAGCTGTTGACCAGCTACAGTATTAAAGCCTTGATCTGCTACTGTCTGACCTGGATAGAATTGTTGTGGACCAGCATCAAATGCGGCCTGAGACATTCCAAATAATTCAGTTAAAGCCTTTTCCTGCGCTGGAAATGGCCTGGTTGTTGTTGTTGTATCTGATGGTGTACTGCCGCCGCCGCTCATATTATTTCTCCTGCTGCGGAATTGTCCGCTAAATTAAAACTGAAATCTCTCATATCTACTCGCCAGCCTTGGCTGACTAAAAACTTATCCAATCCATCTATGGGTGTCTTAACATTAATTCTTTTACACCCTAATTTTTTACCTTCATTGCAGAAAAAATTAAAATGCTCTGCAATTAAACTTCCTTTCTTATCATTCTTTCCCCATGCGAGCCAGCAAAGAAATGACTTATGCCCATTTATAGGGTGAGTTTCGACTGTAAATACGGCAAAACCTTGATCTGTTTTGTAAAGCGCTGCTGTGCCATTAGTGCAAGCTGCGTAAACATCTTCAGGTCTATATTCAAGCCAAGGGAACTGAGCGTGTATCTCTCTTATCCCATTGCCTACCCAATCCCATTCTTTCTTTATATCTGCTACTACTGGATTCATCTCTCTCTTTACCCCTATCCTACTTTATGCCAAGCCTCATTTAAGCCAAACCTAAACAATCCTTCGCTAGCACTTCCAAAGGTATTATCAGTGTTTGTCCCATCGCTGTAAACTATATCACCAATGGTCGGCGATACTGGAGCAGCAGACAAAGGAATAAAGTAATGAACAGTTTTTAGATCATCTATCAACTGACGAATAGCTCTTAACTCGTTCTCAATAACTGGTCGGTTATACTCTGCTGGAAGATTAGCCATTATCGCTCACCTTCCATTCGACCTTGAACCACTAGGTTAGTAATTGTCCAATTATCAGCAGAGCCATTACTTTCTATCTTAATTGTAATGTATCGACCAGCAGCTCTAACTGGGAAGCTCTTGAATGTTTGATCAATAATAAAGCTATCCTTAGCTAGGAATGTTGGAGTGGCATCAATAGTGCTTGAGAACCCTACAGAAAGTGTTGGGTTTCCAGAATCTTCTGATATTTCCATACCTACACGAATAGCTGATATTTCTTTGATGCGATCTGCATCGCCAAGGTCGTGAGATCTAGTAATTGCAGACACGCTAGCATTAGCTAGTGTTGGAACATTGCCTTCTCTATAGAAGTTACCAATAGAATCTGCCGATAAAGCTGTATGAAATATACCTCTATCTAAATAGCAAGATATAGTCTGGTCTCGCATTCCCCACTGACCAGTCTTATAGTTGTAATATATTTCTTTAGTTATGCTTGATTCATTTAAAGGGACACCCCAAACAACTTCATTTTCTTTTGAGTTATCAAAGCCGTATGCCTGAGCAAGCTCATTATCAGTCGCATTATCCCTAAAGAATTGATTCATACCGCTTTCACGGCCAATCATTTTCACAGAAGATCCATCGGTAACAAAGAATCCATCTCTGCTTAATCCGTAGTTTTGACGACCAACAGAAACAACTGAGTTAGGAGACACTGCTCCAACGCTACCCTCTAACGCTACTTGATAACCAAAGATGTTAGGCAAGCCAACATAGTTAACTACAAACATCTGAGTTTCTGTGTAAACCGCTAAACCAGTACCTAGCTGTGCTACACAACGTATGGGAGTCTCTGCTTCACGAATTAACAAGCTACCAGCAGTGTTTGTTGCTAGTGCGCCCCAAACGTCTAGGCTGTCTGCGCTACACCATGCAAAGCTTGTACTGTAGTTTACAGCGCCCTTAGTGTAGTTAAATGCAAGCATGTGTGGGCCTTGCCTATGGAAGCACTCTAGCGAATCAAAGTCGATGTCAGGGACGGTTAAGGTTGCAGTTGCGGCTGTGCCGGTTGAACTAAATGTAACTACATCTCCATTTGCGTAACCAGAGCCAAAATTTGTAATTTTAAAATCAACAAGCTTTCCTCCATCAACTTTTGTTACCGTTGCTGTCAGTCCAAGACCTCCAGTAGGAGCAACCAATGACACCGTAAGTAATTGACCAACAACATATGATGATCCAGGATTATCTGAGGATGTAATTGTTGCGCCACTAACTTCATCATTGTAAAACGTATTAAAGTTTACGTTGTTCTTTTTAATTACCGGCTTACCCGATCCTGCTGCACCAACAACAAACGAGCCAAAGGTTTCAAAGTCCCACTGGTCTGATTCGTTTACGGCTTCATCCCAAAAAGTTTCTGAATTATCCCAATTGGTTTCACCTAATAAAACTGTAGCTCCACTAGTGCTATAGGTTTCACCCCCTGTAGCAAAGTCTCTAACAAATATACTATATTCTGAAAAGCTTGGACTTCCTGTTGGATAAGCAGCTACTTGAACACCGTTTGGATTAACTGCTGGAACGCCGCCACCCAATGCAGTTATGCCAGCAACCGTAAAGCTAATACCTGAAATTAATCCGTGAGGAGTATCTGTGGTTATAGTTAAAGTGCCTTGCGACCTACTAGCAGCAACTATATTTATTGTTTGACCCGCATCCCACAATGTTCCAGCAGATGTGCGAAGAAGATTATATCCAGTGCCTACAGTGTTAAAGGATGAGGATAATGCTGGAGTAGCTAAAGGATCGCTTAATACATACGAATATATATTTCTAAGATCACCTAAGTACGCAACCTTTGTACCAAACTCTCTTGTTGCTGTAATTCCTCGCATTGGAGTGCTAGAGCTTTGTGGAGCATCTTTATAATCGTGTATAAGATCTCGGCCAGCCTTTCTTCGCATACCAAACTCAGTATACTGCACACCGTTTACAGTCTCCCAAAATGGAATCTGTCTATCAAATCGTTCTGGGTATACGCCAGTCTTTAGAAGATCAGAAGCATCTATCTTAAAACCACCGCCTTTATCAGTTTCAAACGGCATTTAGCCTCCTATAGCTAACCAGTAAATAGTTGCTGAAAAGTTATTTGTATCAACTTGAAAGCTTGCTGCTGTGCGACTACCGGCAACTACGCCAACCACACTTTGTGCGTTAGTGGCTTCTCTTTGCGTATAAGCAACCGAACAAAAATTAGGAAACGCATCGTCAAAAGTAATTGTTTGAGTAGTGCCGCTAGGTATGTCGAATTCTCCCCACTTAACCACAACGCCAGCAATCTCTATTGAACCTTGATCACCGTTAGATGTAACTTGCGTATTATCAACAGCAACTCTGAGAAGGTTAGCAGCCGTTAGCGCTTTAACTGCATCGACTCCAGCTTTAACTTCTGCGTCTGTAGCTAGTTCAATTAACCCTTTAACTGAATCACTAGCGTCTGGTGTAGCTGCCTGAACAAAAGCGGTTGTAGCTAACTGAGTAGTGTCTGTACCTTCTGCGGCTGTAGGGCTTGTAGGGACTCCAGTAAATGCTGGTGACACGAAAGCGCTTGAGGTCAAAGTAGCTGCATTAAACGCTACCCACTTTGAGATAGTAGCGTTATACATTAAATCATAAATACTATTTGCGATAAGATCACCCGCAGCTAAAGCTGAGCCATCAGGTTTAACTATACTTATATCTGTGGATCCAGGAGAAACAATAATAGTTGGCGCTGCAGTATTAGTAGCGTTAATTCTTACTGATATTCTTGCTCCATCAACAAGTGAAAATGTTGGGCTAGAGCCAAAGTTTACAGCGTAGGATATCGTCCCACCTGTAGTAGGCTTTAGATCAGTGCTTGATCTTTGCAATACATTAATTTCATCGGCAGCAGATCCAAAGTTATCTCTAACGCTAGAAGTTGTGGCCGTACCGGATGTTGGATTAGTTCTTACTATTGCTGAAGTCATTAGACTAACGGGCCTCCATTGGCTTGTATGCTATCGTCTTTAATTCTTGCTCTGCCAATGCCTTGCTTGGCTCGTCTGGCTTGTACATTTGCTACGCCTTCATCAACCATACCTTTAAAGTATGCTACTCGGCCATCGTCTTTAAGATATACGTAAGCTTCGTGTAATGCTGCGTTTAAATAAATATCTTGTAGTAACACAGGGCCACTTGCACCGTTGTTTAAGTCTCGGTCTGCGCTGTACAGAATTCTGAATTTAGACGTGTTACTTGCTGCGGGTGTTGGCGCTAAATAGATCTTGTCGCCAGAGATAGCGTAACGAGTTACTGATCCACCAACTGCTGCATAGTCTAGAAGCTCCTGTATGGATACAGGCTCAATGTTACGACCATTAGCATCTGATACGCTAATAACAAACTTAGTGTCTGCTGGTAGAGTTGTAGTTTGAGCTACAGGAGTAATCTCTGCAAGAATCTCTTGCTCTACAATAGACAATCTACGGTTTATTTTTAACTGAGCTAAAGTCAGGAAGTCTGGAATCTGAGCGCTAAGGTCTGATCTATTTAACCAGTCGGCAATTGCTGCCTGTAGATCTGCGTTTGTTGTTAAAGCCATTACAGTCTCGCTGTTGTGGTTTTCATGTATGGGTAGTGTGTTTCAATAAGCTTGAAGAAATACTTCCAATCCATATCTGTATCGTTAAGTATATCGATTCCATGCTCTTGCTTAATTCTCATTGCATCAGTCATAGATAGATCTAAAACTTGATGGTAGTTCTGTTTTGGATCGTACTTAACCCAATCGCTAGTAGCGTTTCTTGCGCTCTTGTTATCTTCTAATAACTGAGTAATGTCTTGACTGAAGTTCTGAACAATTGCTCCGTCTGAGGTAAGGTAATTGTCTTCAGTGACTCCGTTATTTGTCTCTGTATCTATATGCTTATCCATGACTCTCTCACTTCTTAGTTTTTTTCTTCTTACTTTTCTTTGGTGGTCGTCCTACTTTAGTTCCGTATGTTCCCTTACCTTCTGGCATAATCTTCTCCAATAGTCAGATACAGGAAAAGGGAGCCGAAGCTCCCCCACCTTAGTTACTTAAACATTAAGCAATGTTGTAGTAAGCAGCGTTAGCTTCTTCAGAACGCGCTTCTAAAGTGTAGTAACACTCTAAAAGTTTTTGTTCAGCAGAAGTTTGAGTGGCGATGTCAGTAGAATGAATCTTCTTGCCACCAGCAAAAGCTAAACCCCAAGTGCTATAGTCAACAACGTACAAAGTGTTAGCAGGCATATGCTTGTTAGGAACAACAGCAATAGGGCCAAACTGAGAAACGTAAACAGCTACGCGAGAGATAATGTTACCGCCGCTTGTAGAGTTAGCGTTTAAGTTTGAATCTACATTGTCGGCCATACCAATTAAAGTGTTACGCAATGAAGATACAGTACCAGCAGAAGCCATAATCTTAGCGCTGTTAATGTCGCCAGAATTATTCCAAACACCGTCAAGCAATGAGTCCATACGAGCCTGCTCAATTGCAGCAGTAACACCACCTACAGTAGGTACAGTAGAACCGTCACCTACACCAGCAGCATTACCTGGATTAGCAACAGCGCCAGCAACACCACCATTTTGTTGGTTAGTTACAAGGTAAGAACCAAATGCGCCAGAAACACCAGCAGCACCAGCGGTTCCTTGAAATTTAGTAGAAACAGCGCCGTAGCAACCTAAAGTTTGCTT